AAACTGAATTTTAGCTTCATCCCACAGGCGGACTATCGCTACCCTTTGATGCTGCAAAGCAAGGCTAACGACCTGTACACGTTTGGGGAGATGAACGACTACCCATACTATCTGCTCGACATTTACAAGAAAAGCGCGAAGCACAACGCGATCATCAACGGCAAGTGCAACTACATCGCCGGCAAAGGCTGGGCAGTGGATGCAGATAAGACCACAGTCGCGCAACAGGCAAAGGCGGAGGCGTTCATGGCTGACGTCAACGAAGACGATGACCTCAACGACCTAACGCAGAAATTCGTTTTAGACCTTGAGTTGTTCAACGGCTTCGCGCTGGCGGTGACGTGGAACAGGGGCGGCGGCATCGCGTTTATTGAACACGTGCCGTTTGAGAAGGTGCGCGTGTCGCTGGATGACACGATGTTTCTGATTGCCGATTGGTACGACGAGCGCATGATCCGCCAGTATCCGAAGGGCGCGGAAGTTGAGCGCATGCCTAAGTTTGACCCGAATAACCGCGTGGGCAAGCAGCTATTCTACTATCGGCACTACGCAGCAGGCGTCAAGCACTACCCATTGCCCAACTACCAAGGCGCATTGGCTTACATCGAGTGCGATGTTGAGATCGCCAAGTTCCATATCAGTAACATCCGCAACCAGTTTTGGGGCGGGCAGATGATTAACTTCGCTGACGGCATCCCGACGGATGAGGAGAAGCAAGAGATTGAGCGCCAGATGCGCAACAAGTTCAGCGGCGCAAACAACGCAGGGCGCTTCGTGCTGACCTTTTCGACTGGCAAGGAAAACGCGCCGAGCATCCAGTCGCTAACGCCGAGCGACCTCGATAAGCAGTTCGACCTGCTGAACAAACAGATCCAAGAGGAGATTTTCGTCGCGCACAACGTCACCTCGCCGATGCTGTTTGGCATCAGAACCGAGGGGCAGCTGGGAGGCAGAAAGGAACTGTCGGAGGCGTATGAGTTGTTCAAAAACACCTACATCATGAACCGCGTTCTGATCGTCGAACGCATAATCAACTACCTCACCTCATTCAACGGTTATGAGTGCCTCTATCTTCAGCCGTTTGATCCGATCACCGAGCAGCTTAGCGAGCAGGCGCTGATGCAGATTTTGACGCAGGACGAACTGCGCGAGAAGGCAGGCTATGAGCCACTTGCAGAGGCGACACCCGACGCAGGTGAAACGACCGTAGAAGTCAGCGCAGGCGTAAATGAAGCTATTAAAACGCTATCGGGCAGGCAGTACCAAAACCTGATGCGTATTGTTCGCCACTACTCACAGGGCAAGGTCACGCTTGACCAAGCGCGCACGATGCTGACGGCTGGCTTCGGCCTTAACCCAGAACAGGTTGACCAGCTACTGGGCGTCAAAGAGCAGGCGTTCACCGATGAAGCTGATGAGCTGGAGTTTCTGGCGCAAGTCGGCCAGCAGTTCGGTGAGGCGCGTGACAGCTTCGAGGTGCTGCAAGAACGCGAACTGGATTTCAACGAATACGGCGAGGCGGAGTTCTTCATGCAGTTTGCCGTTTCAGATGAAGACAAGGCGCTGGACGAGAAAATCGTAAAATACAGGCGCAAACGCGAGGATGCCACAGTTGAAGAAATGGCCAAGGAGTTCGGGGTGAGCAAGGCGCGCATCCGCAAGCGCATCCAGTACCTGTTGCAGGTCAACAAGTATCCATTGAAGCGCGGCATCGGTGAGGCGACCAAGGAGGAGAAAGTGCCAGAGCCGATTGTCGAGGTGCGCTACCGCTACGACTGGCGACCTGAATATCGGGGGTTGAGCAAGGCAGAAGGCTACGATAAGAGCCGCAAGTTCTGCCAAGTTATGATGGACTTGAGCAGCGCACGACTATACACGCGCGACGACATCAACCAGCTGACGGCGCTCATGGGTTACAGCGTCTGGGAGCGCAGAGGCGGATGGCTGACGCTGGAAGATGGCAGGCACCGGCCGTCGTGCCGGCATATGTGGGTGCAGCAGTTGGTGATCAAAAAAGGTACACAAGTTGAAAGAATCGTCGAATGAGCAAGGCACTATTTATAAGCGAAAACACGCTGATCGAAAATTCGGTCATCAGCGAAAACGTAAGCTACACCCAGCTACGCCCAACCATTGTGAAAGTGCAAGAGATGCACATTCAGCCAGCGGTTGGATCGGCGCTTTACGCGGAACTCGTGACGCAGGTCATTGCTGGCACTTTGTCGGCCAACAACACCACGCTGATGCAGACCTACATTCAACCCGCCATCATTCAGTGGATGTACTTTGAACTTCCGATGGTGCTGGCGTTTAAGTTCATGAACAAGGGCATGGATCGGCGCAGCAGCACGGAGTCGTCGCCGATGAGCGAGCGTGAGATGACGCGCCTCATGGACAAAAGCCGCGATGATGCGGAGTGGTACACCGAGCGCATCACGCGCTACCTTCAAGAGAACCACACGCTGTTTCCGCTATTCGACAATCCTCCAGTTGCTATTGACACGATCTACCCGGCCAACAGCGCATATCAGACAGGGATGGTGCTTGGTCGCAGGGGCAGGTATCGCGATCCGCTGGACTACCCGGAAAACAGACGCAACTACTTTTGATGGCGCACAGCAAGAACGTAAATAAACTAAAGCAATTCTATGAGCAGTTGGGTGACAATCAAAAACGACCTGATAGCCTTCGCGGAGTCGCACCTGCAGCTGAACGCGGTGGGGTTCGGCGATCCGCTGGCGATCGGCACGGACAACGTGATCAACCTGCGGACAACCGACAGGGATAGGGTTATCTACCCGCTTCTGTTCGTCGATGCGCAGAGCGCGTCAATGCCTATGGGTGCTACCAATCTAAGCGTCAGCGTGCTGGTGATGGACAGGGTGGCAGACCTTCGCGGCGTGGATGCGACCATAAGCGGCAGCGTCGTCTATCGGTGGACTGACAACGAGGATGAGGTGTTAAGCGATACCCTACGCATCCTGCAGGACTTCGTAGCCGAGTTCACCGATGATCCTGATCGCGACTACACGATCATAGGCGCGGTGAGTGCTACGCGCTTTGTCGAGGCAAGGGATGACAAGGTCGCAGGATGGCAGGCTACGGTCGTGTTTGAGTTGCCGTTTTCACGCAACGTCTGCCAAATACCGACGCGTTAAAAACACGATTGCAGAATTGCATAGAAACAGTCGAAACGATATTTACAACTAAAGAAAAAGACAATGAATGTAGGACAACAAATGGATGCGCTACTCGGGCGCGGAATGGCAGCCGAAGTGCTGGCAGTTGGCGCAGGCGCAGTTTCATCGGTAACAGGTCGCACCTATGACGTGCTGGTCGTCAACCAAGAGGCGAAGTTCACAACGCTGACCGATAGCAACGGAACGAATATGATGACGGCTGTGAGTGGTGGTGGCATCGGCTTATTCCCTTCCGGGCAGGCGTTCAGTCCGGGCATGATCATAGCCGCCAACAATGGCCGTAGGATTGCCGCCGTGACGCTGAACGCAGGCAGTGTGATCGGATATTCAATGCAGGGCGTAACCATCGTAAGCGCTGTATAATGGCATTAGGCATTGGCTACGGCTTGCCGTTTGTCGCGCAACACGGCACGAACCCCTACAAGACGCAGTGGTCGGCAGCGCTTGAAGGCGCGAAGGGCGCAGGTGCGAGTGTTGAAGATGAAAACGCTGGCACAGGTAGCTGCTTGGTGTCGCGCGGTCAAGATGTCTACACTGACGGACTGCCATCGACGCCGTCGCTGCTGATAGTTCCGCAATTCTACAAGGCGGGCAACCTATACCAAGACGTGCCTCCGTTTGTGGCGGAAGACACGACGATGCGGTTCACCGTCAGCCGCAACACAACGGCGACGCGCGTCACTAGCAGCGGGTTGATTGAAAGCGTCGCGTCGGGAGTGCCGCGCATCGATTGGCTGGGGCAGTCGTGTCCTGCCTTGTTGGTCGAGGCGAGTGGGCAGAATCAAGCATTGTGGAGTCGCGACCTCTCGGTCAGCGGAACATGGGCGGCAAGTGGTATCACGGCAGTACGCAACGCCGTTGGCGCTGATGGGACTGCATCAGGAGCAACGACGCTTACATCCACGGCGGCAAGTGCGACGATAACGCAAAACATATCGCACGCCTCGCAGTCGCGTATTTTCTCGGCCTATATGCGTAGAGTTTCAGGCACTGGTGAAATTCAGCTCACCACAAACGGCGGCACAAATTGGCAGACCGTAACGTTGACAACTGCGTTTGCTCCGGTTAATAGTGGAGCGCAAACAGTGGCATCGGGGCAGGTAGGAATACGGATGATTGCAAGTGGTGATGTTATCGAAGTGGACTTCACGCAGGCAGAAATTGGCCCTGTTCCTACATCACCAATAACCACCACGACAGCAGCAGTCAGCCGTGCCGCTGACGTCATCAGCGCATCGGGGGCGCTCGTGAGTGGGCTGATAGGCCAAACCGAGGGGACGATTTATGCGGAGGTGGATGTGAGGAGTTTTGCAGCAAGTGCAGCAAGGCGCATTGTAAACATTCGCGTGGACGGAAACAACCTTTTGTCATTGGAAATGAGTATTGCAGGAAATTCGTTTGACTTTGTCGCAACATCGGGAGGTGTTGGTGTAACAGCAACCGCATCGGGCATTACTACAGGGATTTACAAAATTGCAGTTGGCTACAATTCAGCAGCAAGCGGGACTGTTTTGTATGTCAATGGAGTTCTGCGTGATACCAAGACAATCGCAATTCCAAATCTATCTGCGGCAGTTTTTGGTCTTGGCACAAGAGCCGATGGCGCAGTAGGCAGTCAACTCAACGACCGCATCCGCGCCGCTGCACTCTACACCACACGGCTCTCGAACGACCAACTCGCCGAATTAACCCGACTATAAATGGCTACCTTCCGCAAATACGCCTTTCCCAACGAGGCGACATTCACCGCGCTACCAGAGCCGCAAGGCTTCGCAGTGCCGCTGGGTGAAATAGAGGGCGCTTATTGCGTCGACATTCTTTGGGATGCAGAGCCAAATGTCGCCTACCTGCCCTTCGAGTGCTGGCCTCCGCCTGTCGGGGTGCATACCTTCCTCGGCTGGGATGAGCAGTACGGCAAGGATTACACCGAGCGCGACGACTTGAACAACACACTAAACGAAGACTAAAATGATCGACTTCCTCAAATCCATCGGCATCAACCTCGGCCTAACCATCGCCGGATTCTTCGGCGCACTACTGCTCGCGCCCAAGATGAAGAACTGGAAACTGCAGCTTATCGCAGTACTTAGCGGCACACTCTCCGCAACCTACATCGCGCCTGTTATCATCGGCATCCTCAATATCCAAGCGCCGAACATCGAGTACGGCCTCGCCTTCATCGTTGGCTTTTCAGGCGTCAAGATCACGG